AGATACAAGGCCTTACACATGATAGCTGCTTTACATTAACCTCAGATAAATTAAACGAAATACTAAGGGGTCATAGTATTGCTTCTGATGCTAGCAAGGTGTATTTCTTTCTTCAAGATGGGGAAGTGTATGCTGAGCTAAATGATAAAGAACGTCAGAATATCAACAATATTATGTATAGTGTTACAGATGAGATTGAAGGGGAAGAATTTAATACACTTGCATTAAATTTGGAGTCTCTTAGAATGCTAACAGGGTTAAGAAATAGTAAATTTAAAGTAAAAATTAATAACAAATTAAATGTATTTCTTTTTGATATCATCGAAGAGAAAATAAATATACGATTTGCTATCTCAGCTCTTGTTAAATAATATTATGTCTAACAAGATTACGACGTTAGGTTATATTGTAAAAAGACTCAAAGACAGTGGTTATTTTGTAAACAAATTATTTACTGATTATAGTGAGATTGACCCACGTGCTTGGTCAATTGTGATTGATCCAGGTGGGGCTAGTGTGTTTTGCACTTGTTATATAAATGATCCGTTTGTAGGAGAAAGTTATATAGAGCTTTATGATGGAGGTCAATTTGTACCAGGTAGGTTAAAGTTGAAGACAAGCTCTTATGAAGTTCTTATAGAGACACTTGTTAGATGTGGTATTAATAATAAAGCAACATCGTACAATCGTCGTTGTGAACTAAACCAACAGCAAACAATTGACAATAACAATAAATAATTAAAATGAAATCTGAGCAACCTGATCCAAAGAAAAATAAAAAGGTAGCTAAGCCGGAGCTTAAACCTAAAGCTCGACCAAAACGTACAGCTAAACGTAAGTTAACAGAAAAAATAAATGTAGTAGAAGACATAAATGTAACAGAGAAGGTAGACATTCCTGCATATGTTCATGACGCAATCAAACAAGCATTTTTACGATACTATGATAAAGCAAGTATCAAAAAAGCTCAAGATTACGACTTAACACATATAGATGGTATACTCAGTGAGTATTTAGATAATTTTATTTTATTAGGGTTTGATACTCAAGGTCAAAAGGTATCTCTAATGCATGCAGGTACTCATTGCGGTAAGGATGCCTTGCTTGAGCATTTACGGTCAACACTAATACAGATGCTAGGTCCTGAGCATTAAATATTAATTAACATATATACAAGTTAAAAAAAAGTAAAAGTTGTGATAAGTAATTATCACAACTTTTACTATGAACAATAAGGCAGACAATCTGCAAGACGCAGAAGATGAGGACAAGCTACTTGATGAAGCTCTCAATAAAGTTAACGAACAACCTATTGATGACAAGCAATATTACAGAGGGGATAAAAAACTTTTAAGAGATGGTGCGGAGTTTGAATGGACTCCAAAAATGATCAAGGAAGTAAGAGAATGTGCTGAAGACATTATTTATTTTGCAGAAAAACATTTTTTTATTACTAACCCAGATAAAGGTAAGATTATAATTGAACTGTACACTGCACAAAAAAGAATTCTAAGAGGTCTACAAAATAATCGATTTGTTAGTGTACTTTCCTGTCGCCAAGCCGGTAAAGCACTTGCGCTAACAACACCGTTACTAACAGTCAATGGGTGGTCTACAATGGGTAATATAAAGGACGGAGATATAGTATATGACTCTAAGGGCAACACCACTAAAGTCTTAAAGGCTCATGATGTGATGTATGATAGAGAGTGCTATAAGGTTGTGTTTGACAACGATGAGACTATTGTAGCTGATTCTGAACATCTATGGTTTACTCAGACTCGTAAAGATAGAAGATCAAATAAACATGGTAGTGTACGCACAACAAAAGAAATACTTTTATCGCTTTATAGCGTGAATAATGAACCAGCTCATCGCATACCTATGAGCATGTTGGGGATTAACAAAGAAGAGTGTATTTATTTACCTATTGAACCGTACATTTTAGGTTTATGGCTGGGTGACGGTACAAGTAAAAGTGGCTCTATTACAGTAGGTAATAGAGACCTCCAAGACACGTGCAACATTTTAAATGAATCTAAACAATTTAATAAAATAAATATTAAGAACTACCGAGCGTCAAGTAATACAGTAAGAATCTCAAATCACGAAAAGATTAGAACAACAAGTCTAACGTCGCTGTTAAGTAAGCATAATTTAATTAATAACAAACATATACCTAATGTTTATTTTAACGGTTCACGCAAACAACGGATAGAGTTACTTTCTGGTTTAATAGATTCTGACGGGTATATAGACTCTAGAGGTAACGCGACATTTTACAACACTAATTTAAAACTCGTACAACAAACACGTCAGTTGATTGAGAGTGTAGGGTACAAAGTCACATATAAAACCTTCACTCCAAAATTAAAGGGTAAAGAACATTCAGTATGTGGTGTACTCATCTTTAAACCACGCGAACCGGTTTGTAAACTATCATTTAAACTACAAAGAATTAAATCTGAAAAACAAACAAACAACACATCAAAACGTGGTCATTTTCATTATATTAAAAATATAGAAAAAGTTGAAAGTGTACCAGTTCGATGTATTACAGTTGATAGTGTGGATAGTTTATATTTAGTTGGGAAACAATTAATACCAACACACAACACAACATTAATGACTATATTTGCACTATGGATGACATGCTTTAGTGACGATCAACGCGTTATTATTGTAGCAAATAACGAAAACACTGCAATTCGTGTATTAAAACGTATACGATTAGCTTACGAGCTACTTACACCTTTTCTCAAGCCAGGTTTAAAAGAATATGGTAAAACAGGTATTACATTTGCTAATGATAGTAGTATTGGTGTAAGTACAACAACATCTACAGCAGCAAGAGGTGATACAGCTAATTGTCTTATTATTGATGAAGCTGCATTTATTGATCAAAATTTTATTAATGATTTCTGGAAATCTGTTATACCTACTATCTCTCAAAGTAAAAAGTCTAAAATCTTCATGGTATCAACACCCAATGGTACGAACAATAAATTTTACGAAATATACTCAGGTGCTGAGAAAGAAGTCAACGGTTGGAAAGCTGAACGTATTGATTGGTGGGAAGTTCCAGGACGTACAGAGAGATGGAAGAAGCAAATAATATCTGCGCTTGGATCTGAAGAAGCGTTCAGACAAGAATACGAAAACCATTTTGTTGATGATGGCGAAGGTGCAGTTGCTGCTGAAACCATTGAACGGTTAAAGGCAGAAAGAAAACCACCTATATGGTCTAGTCAAGATAATAGTTATAAAATATTTAATACTCCCTCACCTGAGCGTCTATATGTAATTGGGGTAGATGTTGGTGAAGGTATTGGTCGTGCTAGCTCTGTAGCACAAGTTTTAGATATAACAGATTTAAAAAATATAGAACAAGTAGCAGTATTGTGTTACTCAACTCTTGACCCGTATCATTTCGCCAATAAGCTCTTCACACTTGCAAATACGTGGGGAACACCACCTCTTATGATTGAACGCAACAACTGCGGTGGTCAAGTTATAGACGCACTATATTACAATCTAAGTTATACTAGAATAGTAAGTTACTCAAGACTATCAAACACTGGCTCTATGATGAGCACAAAAAGTCTAGGTATTTTCAGTCATAATAATCTTCGCTTGAACGCTATCAGTAATTTGCGTTACTGGTTAAACTCTCTACACGCAGTTAGAATTAATGACATAGATACAATTAAAGAGTTTGAAACGTTTGTGAAGCAATCTAACGGTGTATATCGTAAACGTAACGATAGATTTTTTGATGACAGAATAATGAGTCTTGTATGGGGGCTGTATGCTCTTAATACAGATATATGCCAACAGTTGTTTTCTGTTGACGAATACGATAATCAAGGCTTACCGTCATTAATATCTACAAATAACGATTATGATATAGATTTAAACACATTTAAAGTGAGAGACCTCGAAACAAACACGGTTGTAAGTCTTGTATCACCCATTATCAATGAAAAGTTCAATAATAATGGAGACAAC